TGTTGTAGAGAAAAAAATTGATAGCATTGAAACTAAACTTGGTGATTATGATTCTGCAGTAAAAACTCTGTCAACGTTTCGTCAAGGTCAAGCAGATAAAAAATCTGAGTTGAAGTTAATTGCTAAGGATTTGAAATTCTTCAAGGGTCATGACGTATGTCCTACATGCACGCAGGAAATTAGTGGTGAATTTAAGAAAGATCGTGTAGATATTCTTACACACTCTGGACAAATTCTTGCTAAAGAAATTGAGTCTTTCAATAGTGATATCAAAGAAGCATCAGATATTGTTACTCAAATTTCTGAGCAGTCGATGCAATTAAAAGAACTTACGAGTGATCTTTCTACCCTTGATAGAGATTATGTTAGATTGGAGTTTGAAAATCTTCGCATTAACGATGAGATCCTTAAACTGCAGGAAGTAACACCGAATATTGATAAAGAAACAATTTATTTAAAAGATGTTACTGAAGAATATGAAAAGACTAAATCTGATTGCTCGGATATCAGTAAAAAGATTGATGAGTATCAAGTAGTATCTTCTCTTCTCAAAGATAGTGGAATCAAAAGTCAGATTATCAAGAAATATATTCCAGTATTCAACCAACTTATTAATAAATATCTCCAGTCGATGGACTTCTATGTAAACTTTACTTTAGATGATGAGTTTAATGAAGTAATTAAGAGTAGATTTAGGGACGAGTTTTCATATGCATCATTCTCTGAGGGAGAAAAGCAAAAGATTGATCTAGCACTTTTGTTTACTTGGAGAGAGATTGCAAAAATGAAAAACTCCGCATCGACAAATCTTCTTATTCTAGATGAAGTCTTTGATTCGTCTCTTGACGATTCATCAACAAATGAATTGTTAAAGATACTTCGCAGTCTTAGTAATGATACTAATGTATTTGTTATTTCTCATAAGGGTGAGATCCTTGTTGATAAGTTCCTAAGGACTCTCAAGTTTGAGAAGGTCAATGATTTTTCTAAAGTATCTGACGAGTCCTAAATAATTTTACTCTCAGTTTTATCATGTATAAACCATACTCACCTGAATGGCATAGATATAGGTATCTAAAAGAAGCCATTGATAAGTATTTGGATGACTATGTTGACAACGATGTTATCATGGAGGACATCCTAAATATAGTGTGCGACCGCCAAGAGGCAGCACATGCAGAGTATCACAGATTAGAGGATCTGGAATTAAAACTACGGGACTGAGTATGCTATCTACTGCTTATCGACTTCGATTAGAATCTATCTGTCGGTGTATTGCTAACAAAGAAGAAGTGCCTTTGGAAGATATGATCTGGGCAGAAAAACTTGCCAAGCGTCATACTCTCGCAAGAGATTGGTTAAACAAAGCACGTCGTCAAGCATCACAGGATATCCAAGAGGGTAGCACTGATGATTTTCTGAATAGGATGGGATTAGGAGACCCCGACCCATCTAATTACAAAACGGGGTTTGATAGCGCAGATGAAATTAAAGATTGGTTTCAAAGAGACAAACCTGATGATTGGAGACAACGTGACTAAATCATGTATAAAGTGTGGTGTTGAAAAACAACTAACTTCATTCAAGACAGATAAAAGGGGCACCAGAAATGTTTGCACCGAATGCAGATATCTTCATTTAGGTGTAGCAAGACGAGGTAAACTAAAATGGTTAAGAGAAGGGAAACAAATTCCTACATCATGCCAATGTTGTGGAAAAGAAACTGACAAACTTGTTTTTGACCACGACCATAAAACTTTAGAGCATCGTGGATGGTTATGTCATCCATGCAATCAAGGACTTGGACTTCTTGGTGATGATATCCAAAGTATTAGAAAAGCATTGACTTATTTGGAAACAGCATGACTGAATTTGAAAAGATCACTCCCGAGACATACGAAAAAATGAATAAAGAGTTTGAGGAGGAAGGACTTGCTTTCCAAATCAACGTGCCCACCCAAAAACAAATTGACGACTGGAAAAATGCAAGCAGTAATTTACAGTAACGGTAACCAAGAATGTCAACGTGCTAAGACTCTCTTGGAAAAACTTAATTTTCAAATTTTAGAATACAAACTAAATCAGCACTTCTCTGCAAGAGGTTTTGTTGAAGAGTTTGGTGAGGAAGCAGAGTATCCCCAGGTCAATGTTGGTTTCCGCCACATTGGTGGACTGAAAGATACTTTACATTACTGCCAGGAGAATGGGTTTTTGGTGTGAGTAAGAGACAGTCGGCATGGAGAATATGGGCAAAAGCATTAGGAGAAAAGGCAGGTAAGAATGACAGAGAGGCAGACACAGTGGCTATCATACGCACTGTTATATTTGTTTCTTACATGGTTACTAATGTGGCTATTGTTGCCAACGCAGTGAGGCATTGGAACAATGTGCCAACTGTCCACCCTATTGTCCGATCCCAGTAGGAGGTGCTATAATAAGTGAGTAAACGCAGAGAAGACATGATCGTCAACACCGAGGTCAAAGGCAATCTTGCTCGATTGCTCGCCACTGAGAATCTGAAAGTTGAGCACCGCAAGGTCAGCACTGCTTGCTTTGACGTGCAGAATCGTGTGCTAATCCTTCCTATCTGGAAACGTGCTTCTGCTACAGTCTACGATCTCTTGGTGGGTCATGAAGTGGGTCATGCCCTCTATACCCCTAGTGTTGACTTTGGCACTGCTCCTAAGGATTTTGTGAATGTCCTAGAGGATGCTCGCATTGAGAAGATGATGAAGCGCACCTATCCTGGTCTTCGCAAGTCCTTCTTTGAAGGATACCGTGAGTTGTGGGATCAAGATTTCTTCGGTGTAAAAGATTCTGATCCATCAGATCTTCCCCTGATTGATCGTATCAATCTTTACTTCAAGGGTAATCCTGGTATGCCCTTCTCTGATGATGAGAAAGTCTGGGTTACTCTTGCTTCTAATACAAATACCTTTGAGGAAGTTGTTGCTCTTGCAGAAGAGTTGTATGCTTATGCTAAAGCAAAGCAAGAAGAGAAAGAAGATATTCAACTTCCTCCTCAGTCGGAAGGATCTGGAGATACTCCAGATGAATATGATATCAGTTCTGGCAGTGAAACTGTCGAAGAAGAAAAAGAGTGGCCTACTGAAAGTGATCCTGAGAAAGATCATCGTGCTGATCGACGTGCTGGGGATGCAGATCTTGATACTCCTTCCTACACTGGAGGTGGTGAGATATGTGATGAAACTCAGTCACTGACTGATGCTGCTCTCCAAGAAGCATTGGAAGACTTGGTTGATGATGATGCAAAGGAGTGGGTTTATCTTGACCTTCCTAAAGTGAAGTTGGAAAATTACGTTGTTTCTTGGAAAGAAATTCACCAGAAATTTAATTTGTTTTATAACGGAAGAAGTTTCCCCTCTAAAGAGCATCACGACTATTACTTCAAGAATCTTGAATTTACTTTTAATAAGTGTGACCAGTATAAAAATTCTGCACAGAAGTCTGTCAACTATCTGGTCAAACAGTTTGAGATGAAGAAGTCGGCAGATCAATATGCTCGTGCTGCTACTTCTCGTACTGGTGTGCTTGACACAAACAAACTGCATACCTATCGCTACAACGAAGATATTTTCAAGAAAGTAACTGTAATGCCTGATGGCAAGAATCATGGTCTGATTATGTTGCTTGATTGGTCTGGATCTATGGGACAGGTTCTTATGGATACTCTCAAGCAAACTTATAATCTTGTTTGGTTTTGTCGGAAGGTTGGTATTCCTTTCCGTGTATATGCTTTCCAAAGTGGATTCTCTCCCCTTAAGGGAGTCAATCAAGAGACAGCAGTGGATAATAATCTTCTGATCTCAGAAGACTTTCGCCTGCTTGAGTTCTTTTCATCTAAGATGAATGCGAAGCAACTCGATAGACAAATGCAATTTGTCTGGGCACAATCATATGATCAGACTCACTATACCTCACATCATTCTATTCCTGAGTTTGGTCTTGGTGGCACTCCTCTTGCCGAAGCAACTATCTGCATGAGAGAGGCAGTGAAGCAAATGAAAGCAGTTGATAAAGTGCAGAAAGTGAATGTAGTTGCATTGACTGATGGTGAAGCTAATCCTATGGGATTTGTTACTACATATCCTGAAGGATATTACAGGGAAGGTGAGAAGCGAGGAGAGTATCTCTGTCACAATCGCAACAAAGTATTCATTCTTCGGGATCCTGTGACTGGTTATTCACGTCGTCTAAAGACAAGTCCATATCTGACAACAAAGGAAATCGTTTCCTTCTATAAAGAAATTACTGACTACAACTGGATTGGTATTCGTCTTTGCACAAAAGCAGAAATGAATCGTTGCCTTAGTCAACTCGATTTAAATCCTGATGATTACTCTAAGCAATGGTCTAAAGAAAGGTTTGTCACGATTGATGATGAAAGTGGATTCTCAAAACAATTCTTTATGCCCAATCAATACATCGGTAATGGCACTGAAGATATTGATGTAAAGCAAAAGAAAGAAGTTGCTACAAAAGCAGAATTGACTCGCGCTTTCAAAAAGCATATGGGTTCTAAGATGACAAACAAAACTATCCTTAACGCATTTATTGAGCAGATCGCATGAAGTGTAAAGTCCAACTCTATAAAGCAGGCACAATTTTTGAAGAGATTGTGATTGCTAGAGACTATGAAGATGCCAAGAAGGTGGCACTAGCACGAAACCCAGGAGCAACCATCACTTGGGTGACAGCAGTATTCACCTAAATAACTGTCCACTGACCCGTCCTAGAGGCGGGTTTTCTGCTATAATTACAAAGTAATCGAAAGGAAACCAATGCCCCGCGTCACTACTGAGCAACTGATTGATTGTCTGTCTACTGATTTCGGCACAGAAGTTGACAGTGATCAAGTCCGATCTGCAGCAAACATCTTGGGTGTATCTTATCCTACTGCTTGCAAGCGTTTGGAAGAATACAAGATTGGTCGTGGCAAGTGGAATCTTACTGTCGCTGAGCAACTTGAAAAGCAACTGAGCGATGTCGAAGAATCTGTGCAGCAATCTTTTATTCCAGATAAAGATGCTAACTATGTCCCGTTTGGTAACTTTAATGACGTAAAGAAGATTATTGCATCTCGTCGTTTCTACCCCACTTTTATCACTGGTCTGTCAGGAAACGGTAAGACTGTTTCTGTTGAGCAAGCATGTGCTTCTCTAAATAGGGAGTTGATTCGTGTAAACATCACCATTGAAACCGACGAGGATGATCTTATTGGTGGTTTCCGTCTTGTTAATGGCGAAACTGTTTGGCATAACGGACCCGTTGTCGAAGCTCTGGAGAGGGGAGCTGTGCTGCTTCTAGATGAAGTTGACCTTGCGTCTAACAAGATTCTGTGCCTGCAATCTGTATTGGAGGGTAAGGGTCTCTTCCTCAAGAAGATTGGCAAATATGTTAAACCCGCTCTAGGTTTCACCATCTTTGCTACTGCCAATACTAAGGGCAAGGGTAGTGATGATGGTCGATTTGTTGGCACCAATGTTCTCAACGAAGCATTCCTTGAGCGTTTCCCTGTAACCTTTGAGCAGTCTTATCCAACTGCTGCGACCGAGACCAAGATTCTCATCAACAATGGTGCCGAAGAAACCTTTGCTGACAATCTTGTTAAGTGGGCAGGAGTCATCCGTAAGACTTTCTTTGATGGTGGTGTGGATGAGATTATTACCACTCGCCGTCTAGTCCATATCGTGCAAGCAAATGATATCTTTGGTGATCGTATCAAGGCAATCACCAATTGCATCAATCGATTTGACGAAGATACTAAACAGTCTTTCCTTGATCTCTATACTAAGGTTGACGCTGGGGAAGATTCCGAATATAATGAAGGCGAAGAATCTATCTGATTATGAAATACAATGAGGAGGCGCTCCTACAGGAGCTCCGTGACTACATTGCAGGCACATATAATCAGCACTATGCAACTGATAAGATTCAGACGCTAGATCTGATTGATGCCTGTGGTGATGCTGAAGCATTCTGTCGGAGTAACATCCTGAAGTATGCTTCTCGTTACGATAAGAAGGGCACTGCCCGTCGTGACATTATTAAGATCCTGCATTATGGACTGTTGCTGCTTTATTTCAGCGACCAATCTGCAAACCGTGAAGAGTATCCCAATCGATGACCGTAATTTCTAAAGAGACTATTGACCTGCTGCAAAACTTTTCGACTATCAATAAGTCGATTGTTATCAAACCAGGCAATCAGATTCAGACATTGAGTCTGAATAAAAATATTCTCGCCAAGGCAAAGGTGGAAGAAACCTTTGATCGTGATATGGCAATCTACGATCTGCCTTCTCTCATTGCAGTCTTCAACCTATTTGAAGGCACTCCTGTGATTGATACTGATGCAGATCAACATCTTCTGATTAGCAACCCCGCTGGTCGATCTAAGGTTAAATTCTTTTATTCGGATCCTGATATTATTGTCACTCCACCTGAAAAGGATGTCGATCTTCCTACTGAAGATGTGCGCTTCCGTCTTGAGGCACCAGTTCTTCAGCAGATTC